AATAAGTATAATTTAACACTATAAAATAATATCATTTAATAAAAGAAAAATGGAAAATACACTATGTAAATCATTAGTATCTCTAGCAATACGTAAATTTATTATAAAAAGCATTGACCCGACAATAAAAGATATTAAATTAGTATATATTGGCAATCAATCAAAAAAAACAAAAGAAATATTAAAAAAAATAGAAATTAATGAATTTAATAAAAATTATAATTCAAATGAAATAAAAAAAGCCATTGATAAAAAAGATATTTCTGAATTATTAAAATCTTCTGAACATAAACATCTAGAAACAATTATACCTAATTATATAAAAAGAATTGGTAATATAACTGATTATAATGTGTTTTTTATTTATACTTATATTGAAGATAATTTACCTATAGAACATATAAGAATTTTATTATATGAAACAATTAAAAATGATGTATTACCTATGACACAACAAGATGATAATTTATATTTACCGTATAATATGTTACTATATCATTATCCTAAATCAATTAATTTTAATTATTTTACAGAACAAATAAATTTTATATTTGGAAAAGACAACACTAACACTAACACTATCACTAACACTAACACTATCACTAACACTAACACTATCACTAACACTAACACTAAAACTAACATTAACACTAACACTAATAACAATGAAAAAAATGAAAACACTAAAAATACATCAGATAATAATGAAGATGATATATCTAATCGTATGTATGATAGTTCTGATTTTGATTATGATAATCAAAATAATACTAATATAAATAAAGTATTAAGCAATGACCAATTTTTTAATAATCTTTATAAAATAACATTTATGAATAAAAATGAAATTGTAAGTAAGTTAAAAGAATTATTACCTAATAAATATAAAAAAGAAGAGCCATCAATTACAACAAATGAAGACTTTGATTATGAAAGTTGCTTACAAAATGAAGATTTACAGTATTTATTATTAAATATACCTATTATTTTAACAACACAGTATTCAAAAACGTTTAAAAATACACAATCTACTTATTTTGGGTATAAAAACATAGATTATATTATATCACATTATAAAAAATATAGTACTATTAAAAATAAACACCCTCATCCTAGTGATATAAAAAATTTAGATAAGAAACAACTTGATACATTTAAAGATACAATAGACTTATTAAAGTTTAAATTAATAGATGACTCTAGAGACATAAATGATAATGATTTTTTATATTATAATTTAAATCATTATAATAAAGCAATCAATGATGACTATTTTATTATATTAAAAAATGATATTGACACAATAGATAAAGAAATGAAACTACTATCTACTCTAGATAAAACATTTATAATTATAAAAAATGTATTAGGAAATTTTTATTTTCCAGAAGAGTTTGAAAACAAAATAAAGAAATCAAAACAAGATTATAAAACTATTGGTGATAAATTAAAAGTAAATGATTATCATATGGATTTATTTAATAATAATAGTATTATTATAAATGATTGTTATTGTGAAGATATGGTTTTTGATACATTAAGTAATAAATTAAATACCACTTATAATTTAGACCAATTATTTAATTTTTATACAACAGGTTATAATAATCCAATCATTAAATTATATAAAAATAATATAGAAAATAATATTAAACTTTATAAAAGTAGTATTAAATCAATACCAATAGATGAATTAAAAAAAATACTTACCAATTCTAAATATAAGAATAGAAATGATAAACTAAATAAAAATAGTAATTATATTGAGTTTATATGGAGAATACCATATAATGAAGGTTCTAAACAATCATCAGACAAACAATCATCAGACAAACAATCATCAGACAAACAATTTATAATCATTACAATATTATTTTATGAAAATGGATATATAATGGCTGATTTTAATACTTTAGATAGTAAAATTACATTAAATAAAGATTTAACTCATTATTTTGAATATTTAAAAACCACAATAAAAAAAATAAAAAAAATAATAAAAATAAAGTTTTTAAAAAATCCAAGTTTACTAAATTTATTAAGTGAAAATAGTAAATTAATAACATATTCATCATTAATAAAGGGAAATATTAAATTAAATTGTAAAATAAATATAGAAAAATTTCAAACTTATTTTGAAAATAAGGAAAATAACGATAAATTAGATAAATTATTATTTAGTAATAGATTAAGAAAAGAAATTAGTAATTATAGTCATTTCTTATTAAAACCACAAAAAATAGATAATGTAATAATTATTAATTATAAACAAGTTAATTTATTTTACAGTGATTTAAGTATTATTACATATTTACAAAAAAATTTTGCAAACCAAAAATATAATGAAAAACAAATAAAAAAAAGATTAGAACAATTTGAAGACTTATTTTTAGTAGATAGTAAAAAAATAAATAAATTGTATAAAACTTATGAAAATTACCAAAAATCTATAAATTATGAAGAAATATTAACAAATACAATACAAATAGAGATAAAATTTACAAATGATGGTGAATTTGAATTTTATTTTAAAGATATAGACAAATATAAATCCGTTCAAATGATATTATTCTTATTTAAAGTTATGTTTTCAAAAATAGAAAATGAGATTAAAGAATTAAATACTAAAATGAGTGATGAAATTAAAAAATGTGAATCATTAAAAGACAGTAATAAATGTATAGAAAAACATATGAAAGAAGAAGACAAAATAAAAGAAGAAAAATTAAAAAAAGATAAAAAAATAGTATTAAAAACAGATAAAACTAAACAAAAACAAAAAGAGAAGTCCCAAGAAATAGATGATTTAGATTTAGATTTAGATTTAGATTTGGATTTGGATTTGGATTTAGATTTGGATTTGGATTTGGATTTGGATTTGGACTTAAACAGTAATAAAATGAATAGTAATGAAACAATAGACGATTATGAAGATTTAGAAAAGGTAATAAAAGCAAAAAGTATTAAAAAAAATTTAGAAGATAAAAAAATTAAATATGATAAAAATGAGGATGAAATTGAAGATATAAATAAGATAGAAAAAGGTAAAGATAAATCACTTGGAAAATATATGACAGGAGAACGTAAAAAATATGATAATGAACTTTATAATTTAAATAAAAACATAAAAAAAGATTATTCATATGAAAGAGAGTGTCAAAAAACAGCAATGAGACAACCTTATATTGTTACTAAAAAAGAACTAGAATCATTTGACCCTGAAGCAATAACAGGTTATATTAAATATCGTAAAAATTATTATATTTGTGCTCGCATTTGGGATACAGAAGCAAGAAAACCTATATCAACATCAAAATTTATTGAAAATAAGTTTAGAAGCCCATACTCTAATGGATTACCTATAAATTTAAATAAAGATAAAATTAATGAAAAATACAATGTTATTATTAGGTCAGCGTCTTATTGGGAAGATAGTAATAAAGGTAAATCTATGCCTAAAGAATTAAAAAATACTGAAAAAGAAGCATATCCTTTGTTGAAAAAGGCAAAAAACCATCCAAATAAATTATGTGTGCCTTGTTGTGGGTCAAAACCTCCTGACGATTATGATGAAACGAAAAAAACAATACAACAATTTTTTAAATTAAAGGGTGATAAAGAATGTAAAGTTGATATTGATACAATAGATGATAAAAAAATAACATCAGTTGAAAGTAAATCAATTATATGTCAAACTACAAGTGATAGTATTCAATATATAGCAAATGAAACAACAGATTTAGATAAATGTCGTTTTGGATTATTACCCAAAAATTTAGATATACTTTTAAATAATTATCAAGAATTATTTTTAACTCCTACTAATAATTCACTTTATGATAATAGTAATTTATTTTTAAGAAGAGGTATAGATAAAAATTATAAAGACAATATTCTAGAAACATATGCAGTTATTATGAATTATAAAATAGAAGAATTAAAAAATTTATTAACAAAAAAATTAACACCTGATGTATTTATAACTTTAAATAATGGAGAATTAATAGATATTTATTCATCAAGCAATATATTACCTAACACAGTAGAAGAATTTGATAGATTCAATGTATTTATTAAAAATTATATGTTAGTTTTTAATTTAATGGATATAGATTATGAAATGATAGAAAAATTAAAATACAAAGATGTTGAATTTATTAATAATTTATTTACAAATAATACTGAATATAAAATAGAGACAAAAACAGAACATATTGATAAAATAGTTAATAAAATTATAGATAAACACAATGAACATTTACAATCTCAAAATAACACAAAACAATCACACACAAAACAATCAAACAAAACAGAATCACAAAAATCCCAATCTAATCCAAGTATAATAGAAAATATACATAATTTGAAAAAAATAATTTTATTTTATAAAATATGTTCATCTTATTATAATTTTATTTCTCATATTAATGACCCAACAGAAGTTAAAAATCACACCCATTTTCTAGATTTATTTAGCAAACCGATTGAATGGTTAAATAGAGATGGTTGTAATATTTTAATATTTAATGAAACTGGTGATAAATTAATATGTAATCCTTATATTGACGCTACTAGAAAGAATTATATTATTCTCATTAGAGAAAAAAATAATTACTTTATACCTATATTTCATATAAATAAAACATCATTATATAAAAATAATGCTTTTACTGGTATTTATGATATATCATTAGTTAATTTAAATTCACTGTCTTTTAATTATATAGAAAAAAAGAAAGTAAATTCTAAACTACTAGATTTAACAAAAAATAGGACTAGTAATATTATTAAATTATTATTAATACATAAAAATATATGTAAATATGATACAATTAAAAATACACAAACCTTATTGACTGAACTAACAACATTAAATATTAATGTTATAAATCAAATTGCGTTTACAACAACCCAAATAGAATTTATTAAACTTGATAATACTTATTTATTACCTATTTATCCAAAAGCAATTGTAGTTAAAGAAATTAAGAATAAATTTAAATTATTATCTCTAGATGATATGAATAGTATATATGATTATATTACTATAAAAAATAAAGACTTTAAAAAAAAATTATTACAAAATGGTTATAAAATATCTAAATTTTTTTATGATGAAGTAAATAATATAATTACAAGTATACAATTTGAAAATAATTTAATTGTTCCAATTATTCCAGAACCATATACATATAATAATAAACAAACAATAATTAAAAAATTAATAGAGAACAATTATTTAAAATCCAAAGATGATACGACTATTATAGCATCATTGTTTCAACCTACTTATTTTAATTTTAATTTAGGTATTCATCCCACGTTAGACATATTAGATTTAAAAAATAATATTTACAATGATTATATTTATAATTATTTTAAATATGAATTTAGTCGTCTTTTACAAGACAATAGTAGAGATACTAAACGTTATAAAGCATTGATATATGAAAAATTAAAAGTATATAAAACAAATAAATTAAATTTTAATAATGTTATTGATGCGATTGTTGATTTAATAACTGATATTATGAAAAATAAAATTTATAATGGATTTGAAACTAATAAGAAATCAATAAAAAAAACACTAAAAAAAACTAAAGAACAAAAAACTAAAGAACAAAAAACTAAAGGACAAACTAATAAAGAACAAAACAATACAACTACTAATATAGAAACAACTAATCAAAATTATAGTAATTTTATAAGATTGAAAGTATGTTCTAAAACTAAAAAGAAAAGCAGTCGTTTTTGCAGTTATAATGAAAAAACGAAAAAATATTATTTAAATTTAAATAAAGAAAAATTAGATTATTTTAGTTATTTATTAGCAAATGATTTAATTAATAAAAAACAAGAGACTGATAGTATCTTAAAAGGTTCTTTTATTCCTGAATTTAATATTGATAATAAACTTTTTCATAATCCTGATGAAATAATTATATCTTCTACAACATCATTATTAAAAAATATGAATGATGGTTTATATTCTGACTATAAAAAAAATATAATATTAGACCATTATTTAATAAATGAAAATGAAAGAATAATAACAGATGAAGAAATTAAAAATATAAATGTTGAAGATACTAAACTGTTTATAAGTAAAATAAATACAGTTGTTAATGATGTTGTTGATTTAAGTATTAAAAATATTTTTACGGATGAAGTCATTAACACTACACCTTTTAATAAAAATAGTATGTATGATACATCAAGTTATATTAGCAAATGTAAATTTCCATATATAGATAAAAAAACTGGTAAATATATTTATAAATGTTCTTCAAAACCAAATGGTTATATGTGCCCTACCAAATTAGATTATACTAGAACAAAAGCCGAAGACTGGGGATATTGTCCTGAAGATTATAGTGTAATAAAGAAAAAACTAGTAAAAATAGAAACTGTAGGAGATAGTAGTAATAGAGAATTTAAAGAAGGTCAGTGTAATATTCCTTTTATTTCTAAGGATGAAAAAGATAATAATACTGAAGCACTTTATAAATTAAAATATGAATGTAATGAAGTTAAAGATGAAAATAATAATCTGTTATATTCTTGGTGTCCTATAAAATATAATACTCAAAGAACAAAAAAAAATAATAAAAATAATAAAGATAATAGTAATAATAAAGATAATAGTGTAAATAATAATAGTAAACGTGAAAATAATTCAACTAATGATAATGATGATAGTAATCAATTATTGAAAGCATCTAGTAGTAGTGATACTATAAAAACTGGAGAGTGGTATGATGGAAGTTTATCATTAAAAAAATTATTAACTAAGAAATATCATAAAACATATTGTCAACCTCCTAAAGAAACAAAAGACACAAAAGAAATAAAAGGTAAAAAGTATAATTCAAATAGTGGTTCTAATCATAATTCCAATAATAATTCCAAAATAAAGGATGAAGTATTAACATTAGAAACGTTTAAGACTTATAATTGTAGTGGTGATATTACACCATCAAAAGGTGGTTATAAAAGACCACAATTATTTAGATTTGGAGTAGATGTGTTAAAAATACCTCATACAAAATTAAGAAAAGGTAATAAAAGTGATGGTATTATATTTGATAAAACAACATTATGTGAAATTATAAATGCTAAATTTCGTATGGAATTACAAAAACTAGTAGGTAGTAATTTAGAAGAACAAAAGTTAAATGCATATGAAAAAGATATAGATAAATGTGAAGAAGGTGAAAAGAAAGGTGGTTATGGTATTAATGAATTGAAAAATATAGGAATTACATATTATGGATTAAGCGAAGATGAAGTTAAAGATTATAAAAAACCCGAACTATGTAAAGTTATTAGAAAAACATTAAATAGAATTAGAAAGGCAAAAGACATAGAAACTTATTTAGAAACAAATACTTCTAAAGTAGATACAAAAAATAAAACTAATAATAATAATAATAATACTAATAAAACTAATAATACTATAGATACAATAGATACTATGGATAATAATAGTGATTTATATAATATGAAGTATCCAGGTGACATTCAATTATGTAATGAACCACCAAAGAAAGGAGGTATAAATTATAGTAAATTAAAACATATTGCAGAAAATAATTTTAATATAGATATTACTAATATTACTAGAAAAGATGAATTATGTGAGTTAATAAAAAATAAATTAGATTTAGAATTAATTAAGAAAGGTAAAAAAATGGAAAATACAAAAACAGAATCAACATTTTATAATAATAAAGAAGATAAATATTATGATAAGGAAGAGGACGAAGATGAGGAAGAGGAGGACGAAGATGAGGAAGATGAGGAAGAAGAACTGACTGATGATGACTAAATAAAAATAAATGAATAAAAAATGAATAAAAAATGAATACTAAATAATAACTAAAATTAGTATTTTTCAAATAAAAATAATATAAAGACATAATAGCATAAATATTATTATAAATATTAAAATTCAAGTTAAATATATATAAAATGGAAAACACTACAAATAATATAATAGTATCATTATTAGAATTACAAACTAATTTTGAACATCATTTTAAAATAAATAATCAATACAAGCACTATAATACTAATGATGAATTAATAAAACATTATAATGAATTATTAACTACAACAATAACTAATACTATTAATTTTATTAATAATAAGACTAAAGATGAAACTATAGAGGCAACTAACAATGATATTAAAAATGAAATTAAAAAATATAAACATAATAATAAAGTATCTCTAGATACTTTAAATATAAATTATGACCAATTATCAAAATTAAATTAAATAAAATAAAATTATTATGTGTTTTTAATCTTTTTTAGTATTTTTAGTAGTTTCAGTAGTTTCAGTAGTTTCAGTAGTTTCAGTAGTTTCAGTAGTTTCAGTTTTTTCAGTTTTTTCATTTAATAACATTAAAGCCATTGCAGCATAATTATGTAAATCTAATAAAGTATCTTTAATACCTTCATCATTAATTAAATTAACACCATTATTTGTAATAGATAAAGAACGTTGTATTTTATCTTCAATACGCATTAAAACACCAATAACACCAAATTTAGCAAAAGCATCACCATAATCAATATTTTTTTTTCTAAATAATTCTAAAGCATTTGCTTGAACTTCTTTCATTTGTGCTACTCTATCCATTTTTAATAGATTAAAAAATGTAATTTAATTATAATTTAATCTAAAATACTTTTTATATTAAAATTAATTAATTAATAAATAATTAAATAAAAAATTAATTAATAAATAATTAAATAAAAAATTAATTAATAAATAATTAAATAAAAAATTAATTAATAAATAATTAAATAAAAAATTAATTATTAATAATTAATAATTAATTAACATTTTTTTTCAATTTAAAGAAAACTTAACTATATCATATGCACCATTAGCTCAGTTGGCAGAGCATTGCTCTTATAAGGCAAGGGTCGTGGGTTCGAGTCCCACATGGTGCATCTTTATAAAATTTTAATTTTTTTTATTTTTAACTATTTTTAATATTTTATTTAATAAAAAAAATATATTTTAATATATTTTAAAATATTTTAAAACTTTTTAAAACTTTTTAATTATCTAATATAATAATAATAATAATAATTTATTTATTAATTTATATATTTTAAACTTAAACTATGGGGAATACAAAAAAATTTTCTAAAACTAGAAAAAATAGTTTTAAGAAAAGAAATAATAAATTAAATACTCAAAAAGG